GGGTAACCCAGATGAGAACTACGATATAATGATTTCATATGATGTCCTCAATTCGGATCCAGAAACTCAAGAAAAGAAACTTCAACAAATGGTTGCTCTCACGCAACTGGATCGTAGTGGTCGCATTAACATTGATAGTTTGCTTGATGCAGCTGCTAACAGTATCGACCCGGTACTCGCGGATCGCGTGCTACAACCTACAGAAGCGGCTCAAGAACAAGTTGTAAAACAAGTAACAGATGACCTTGCTAAAATCTTTGCTGGTATTGAAATGCCGGCACGTCCGAACGGTGCTCAAATTGCTCTTACTGTTATCCAGCAGTACGCTTCTCAGCCAGACGTTGCTCAAAGACTTCAATCAGATGAAGCATTTGCTGCGAGACTTGAGAAGTACGCCGGGCAGTACACCTTCCAGATGCAACAAGCACAGAACGCCCAAATCGGTAGAGTCGGTACAGAGCCAGCTCAGATGGGAGATATTAACACACAAGGAATATAATATGGCTGATAATTTATCCGCACAAGGCTACGTAGCGAGAGCTAGGGCAAAAGACAAAGGTGCCCAAGAGGTAGCAGAAATGATAGGAGTCAATGAAGGTGTAAGACCAAAAGCTTACAAGGATTCATTGGGTAATATGTCAATCGGAGTAGGTTTTAATTTAGAGGATACAAGTAATCAACCAATCTTGGATTCTTTAAAATTAAACAGAGGTGAACTCAAGTCCGGTAAACGAGAACTAACTGACAAAGAAATATCTGCTTTATATAGTTACTCAATGTCTAGAGCTATTGAAGATTTAAAAAAGTTCGACCCAAATATTAAAACTCGTCCTAAGAATGTACAGATGGCATTAATTGATATGTCATTTAATTTAGGCTCTAACAAGTTAAGTACATTTAAAAAGATGAAAGCAGCTTTAGAAAAGAATGATTACGGTACAGCAGCCGATGAAATGGTGGACTCCAAGTGGTACAAACAAGTTAAGACCAGAGGACCACGTACAGTATCTCTTATGCGTTCAGCAGCACAATAATTGCAATAATAATTTATGAGTTTAGAAAAGGACTTACAATCACTAGGTAATCACGAGCACTTTGCTCGATTCTTAAAAGTAGTATCAGAGCTTCGGGAAGAAACTATTGAAGAGCTACATAACGCAAGTAACGAACAGATACAACAAATATCTGGACGCATTTTGACATACGACCAGATACTACAAATGTGCGATTGGAGAAACCTTCAAGTGCGTTTCGCAGATAGACTTGATAAGTAAGTTATAATACATTTATCGCCAACGCTCGGCGTTAAGGAGTGCAAACATTATGTCAAACGAAATCACAGAGGGAGTCGCTGAACCCTCAACCGAAACAACAGCGTCACAGTCAAATATGTCAGCAGCGGATTTTGTAAACCGCCGCTTGGGGCAACTAACTGAGGAAACTCAAGAAGTGGCTCCACAAGTTGTAGAAACAGAGGAAGTAACAGAAGAAGCCGCGGTCGAGAGTCCAGAGGTAGAAGCAAGTGAAGAAATCGTTGCTGAACAAACTGAAGAAACCGAAGAAGTTCAAGAAACTTCAGAGGAATCAACAGATGTTCTTTCACAGTTAGATCTAGATGATATGTCCGAAGAAGATCTTCGCGAATTATCCGAAAAGCTAGGAAGTAGAGCAGTCGCTCGATTTGGTGAGCTAACAGCAAAGCGTAAAGCTGCTGAAGCTAAACTAAAAGAGATGGAGGCTTCACTGCAAAATAATAATCCATTAGAAACTCAAGAAGTAACCAACAATCCCTACGCATCAGTAGATACGTTAGAAGGATTACAAGAAAAGGCGAAGGAAGTAACAGATGTCATAGAATGGGCAGAGGAAACATTATTCAATGCAGACGGCTACGGACCCGAAGATGTTGTAACAGAAGTCGAAGGTAAAGAACTTACAAAAGCAGATGTGCGTAAAAGTTTATTGAACGCACGTAAAGCTCGTGATAAGTTTCTACCAGCTCAGTTACAGACAGTTCAAAGAGTACAGCAGTCACATCAGCTCAAAGAAGCTTTTGATACACAAGCTGAACAAGAGTTGAACTGGTTACAAGGAGAGGACAATGACGTACGTAAAAGCTACGAGGCTATGATTGGAGATCCAAGATTCAATTCACTACGCGAAAAAGCAGATCCAGAAGTTGCAGCTCAACTTAACTATCTGATGGCTCACGCAGCGAACAGTATCTATGGACGTAAACCAGTCAAGGAAGCTCCGAAGTCAGCTACGTTAACACCTCCTAAGACAGCTATTACAGCTGGGGCAACATCAGATAAAAAAGTGAATAAGTCCGTTAAGGCACTTAAAGACCTTAACCAACGGTTTAGACATTCTGGCAACAAGAGTGATTTTATAACTCTCAGAACACAACAAATTAAAAATCGTTAAACAACACAATACCCATTAAAATATTATGGCATTCTCAAATACATATGATATAACAGATCCGGGATCTGGTGTTTCTAACAGAGAAGACTTGACAGATGTCTTGACAATTCTTGCTCCAGAAGAAACTCCAATCCTTTCCTCTGCTTCAAAGCAGAAAGCAAACGCTACATTCGTAGAGTGGACAGTAGACGCATTATCTACTCCATCGACAACTGGTATCCGTGAAGGTGCTGACGTAGGTACATTCACAGATCAGTTCGCTGGACGTGCTCGTCTTGGTAACTACGTACAGAAGTTCCGCCGCGACTACCAAGTATCAGACCTACAAGAAGCAGTTGATTCAGTCGGACCAGCTAAAATTGCTCAAGCAGAAGCTAAAGCAATTCGTGAGCTTAAACGCGACATCGAAGCAACTCTTGCTGGTACTCAAGATCGTGCTGCTGAAAACGGTACTGACACAGCTTACGCCCTTCGTGGTTTAGGTGATTGGTTAGACTCAGCTGGACCTACAGACGTTCCAGCCGGTTTCCGTACACCCGCTGACAGTATCTACACAACTACAGAAGCTGGAAGTACAGCATTCGGTGAAGCTCAGTTAAATGACATCATCGCTTCTATCTTCAAAGAAACTGGTACAGTCAACGACCTTATGTTAGTTGCTGACACTAAATTACGCCGCGTAATCAGTGATTTCGCTCGTGTAACTGCTTCAGCTACAAACAATGTACGTTCAGTAAACTATGACGGTGGAGCTGGTGAAATCAAACTTACTGTTGATTTATACCAATCAGACCACGGTATCGTTTCTATCGTAAACGGTAACCCAGATTGTATGCCAGACTTCGGTTCATCTGCTGGTGAAGCTGGATACTTAGTAAACCCAGAGTACTTCGGTATTCACGAGTTAATCCCAATGGGATCAACACGTCTACCTAACCAAGGTGGTGGTGAGCGTGGCTACGTGGATTGTGCTCTTACATTAGGAGTATATCACCCACAAGCACACGGTGTTATCCAAGGAACTGCTTAATCCTTATATTCGGTACGGGGGGCGAAAGCCCCCTATACCTTTTTTTAATCTTTAATAATATCTTAATATGGCACAATTAAATACTGGAAACCTCG